CGGAACCCTGAGTGCGCGATTAAGTATACCCCGCGCAAAACCACCGTCCTGATCTAATGAAACTCGACCGCGACAAAATCACGCGCATGATCAGCGACATCGATCAGGCGGACCACGACGGCTCCGGTTACCTGCATCGCAAGCTCAAAAACTTCAACGTCAGGTATTGCGTCTGGGCCGGACAGAGCGACGACGGCCGCAAGCACCAAGCCTTCTACGGCAAAAAGGTCTTTCCTTGGGAAAATAGCAGCGACGTTTCCGTCAGGATGGCCGAGTCCATCATTCGGGAGCGGGTGATCTCGCTCACGTCCGCATTCTTTAAGTCGCGCCTCCAAGTCCAGCCGGTCGAGGTGATGGACGCTCCCAAGAAGAATGCCGCCGAGACTGTGCTTCGCTGGCTCCTGCACAGCCACTGTGCCGACGACATGCGCCGCGAGATCCGTTTGGCTGCAGAGTTTCGAGAGACTTATGGCCTCGCCGTCATGGCCGTCGATTGGGAGCGCCAGACCCGCGTCGAGGTGAAGAAGTTCACGCTCGAAGAGGCGATGATGATGATCGAGGAGACGCAAGATCCCAACTTGCAGGCGCTCCTTGAAGTCGTCCTCGATCCGGCTCAGGAGGAGCTGGCCGCGGAGCTTCTCGGTCAGGTGGTGCCGGAGCTGGGCAGCGTCTCCAAGGTTCGCCAACTCCGCGAGAAGGGCGAGGTCGAGTGGGAGAGTCCTTATATTTTTTCCAGCAAGCCGGTGGTGCGTGCTTTGGAAGCATGGGAGGACGTGATTTTTCCAATACAGACGGACTCCCTGCAGAGGGCGCCCTTCATCGCCCGCCGCGAGCTGCTCAGTGAGTTCGAGCTGCGTGAGCGCGCCGCGCTGGAAGGCTGGGACAAGGAGTGGGTCGAGCGCGCGGTGAAGCATCGCGGCGAGATGAAGCGCATCCACATGAACATCCACCGCTCGGACCAGTTCCTGTACGAGCAGATGCGCGACCTGATCGAGGTGTGGCATGTGTATCGCAAGGAGCACGACGACCGCACCGGAGCGACCAAGGTCACCCGCACCGTCGTCAACTACAGCATCACCGACTCCGTCGCCCTGCATGAGCTGATGCCCTACGAGCATCAGATGTATCCCTTCATTGAGCTGCCCCGCGAGCGCAATACCCGCCCGCTCCTCGAAAGCCGCGGAATCCCTGAGATCGTCCAGTCGGCGCAGGAAGAGGTGAAGGTGCAGAGGGACTATAGGGTTGACCGCGCCAGTATCAGCATCATTCCTCCGCTCAAGGTGCCCGCCTCGCGCGGCCGCCTCGATCTCGTCCTCGGACCAGCGATGCAGATCCCTGAGAGGCGCCCGAACGAAATCAACTGGATGACGCCGCCGCCGTTTGACCAAGGCAGCATCGAGGTCGAGCAGGCAACCCGCGCGGACGTTGACCGCTACTTCGGACGGATGACCGAGAGCGTGAATCCCAACATCGCCATGCTGCACATGCAGGACTTGGCCGACTCATGGCTCCTCGACATGAAGGTCATGATGATCCAGATCCTCGCTTTGGCGCAGCAGTATATGTTGCCGGAGGAAATTTCTCGCGTCACCGGAAACGCCACGCCGTTAGCTGAAGGCGCCGCCGACATCCGCGGTCGCTATGACATCACTGCCGAGTTCGACGCGAGAACCCTCGATAACGCCGCCTTGGAGGCCAAGATGACGTTCCTGACCCAGAATCTAGTGCCTCTTGACTCCATGGGCGTGATCGACCGAGCGCAATTGATCAAGGTCATGCTCGGCAGCGTAGACCAAAACCTCGCCAACCTCCTCGTCAGGGACATCGGCGCCGCGACGCAGATGGAACAAGAAGACGAACAAACCGCCTTCGCAAAAATCGCCGCAGGCACCGAGCCGCCATTGAAAGAAGGCGGCCAAAACGCCCAAGTCCGCCTGCAAACCTTGCAGCAAATCATTCAGTCGAACCCCGCCGTCCAGCAGCGCTACCAGCAGGACGAAATCTTCCGCAAGATGATCGACGCCCGCGCGCAGGCATTCCAATTCCAATTGCAACAGCAGCAAAACGCAGTCATCGGCCGCACCGGCGCCCAGCCCGCGCTGCAAAAGATGGCGCAAGACCAGCAACTCGGCATGTCCGCCCAACCCGCCGCCTAATCGTATGCACCCGAACATCAATGTCCGCAACGTCGCTGGCCTCAACATCCCGCAGCACGACTATCTCAGCATCTCGTATTACGGCAGCACCAACAACATCCAGACCGTCACCTACAAAGAAGGCGGCAGCACCGGCCAAACAGTCGCCACGCTGACCTTCTCCTACACGACCAACCCGCCGACCACCGACGACGCCTCGCTGGCATCTGTCGCTCGCTCCTAATCTCCGATGGCTTGGACCTTCAATCCCTTCAGCGGCACGTTCGACCAGAAAGGCTCTGGTGGAGGCGGCGGCGGATCGTCGTATCTTGAAGGCGAAGTCCAAAACTTCAGCGCGCTGCCAACCGCGACTCCTCCGGCCATTGATGCCGCCTATCTCGTCCGCGAAGCCGAAGGCGCATGGCTGCTCAACCGCAAGCCAGCCGGAATCTATATTCGCGTAGCAACCAGCGGCACCCGCGCAACTGACTGGCAATATGCTGGCGAGTTTCCTGACGTTTTCAGCGACGACAAGTTCGTTTTGTATGACGAGACGGATTCGTCGAAGAACATGGTCTTCCAACTATCCGGAATCTCCACCGGCACCACCCGCACGCTGACCGCGCCGAACGCCTCTGGCCGAATCCAGATCGAAGGCCAGCCCATCGGCAACACCACGCCCGCCGCAGGCACCTTCACCACGCTCACGGCGAACAACGGCACGCTCACGGCGTCCGCGCCTGTGCTTGATCTGGCGCAAGTTTGGGACAATTCAGCAGTATTTACAGGTTCCATTAGCGGCACGGTGCTTACCGTTACTGCCGTGACGAGTGGAACGATTGCGGTTGGTATGGAGCTAACTTCCAGCGGAACGATCACGGCTGGAACGACGATCACCGCTCTTGGCACAGGAACAGGCGGAACCGGAACTTATACGGTTAGCGTTTCGCAGACGCGCTCGTCAGCCACACTGACGGGCAGGCCCGTGTTTACAGCCTTGCGCCTAAATGCCACAAACACCAGCAGTGGTGCATCATCACGGCTTTTGGATTGTCAGATCGGCGGAATAAGCGTTTTGCAAACCAATGCGGCAGGTTTGACCGTAGTGCGCCGCTTGGGTGCTTCGGATTTTTCCACAGCATTTGAGGTTCGCGGTGGGGCTGGTGGGGGCGTGATTTTTAGCGTTCGAGATGACGGTGCTACGTCAGCTGGCAACGGAGTTGGGTCGGGGAATATGCATATACATCCAACTTTCGGACTGATGGTCGGCGGCGGTTTACCCATTGCGTTTGCCACAAGCGGGAATCCTTTTACTGGAACGGACTTATTCCTGCTCCGTGATGGGGCGGCAAACACCCTCGGCCAGAGAAATGCGGCCAACGCCCAAACCTTCAACATCTACAACACCTTCACCTCCGCCACGAACCACGAACGCGGCTTCCTCAAGTGGAGCAGCAACGTGTTTCAGATCGGCACGGAGAAGGGATCGGGCGGCGGGACGGCGAGGAATTTGCACTTTCAAACTGATGGGTCAACGCGGCTCTACATTACTACTGGCGGCAACATCATTATCGGCAACGGAGATGGAACCACACAAGCAAGCTCCGCTATTGTCTGGCAAGGAAATGCGCGGATAAACGCAACAAATACTCTTACTGGAGTTATCACTCTTGGAAACCGCGACAACGATGGTTTCAATCGACTTCAGTTTGGAGGCACAACCAGTAGCTTCCCCGCGCTGAAACGTAGCAGCACTGTTCTTCAATCGCGCCTCGCGGACGATAGTGACTTCGCTCCGCTCCAAGGCCAACTCCGCATTCACCAGAACGCAGTCTCCGAGACGATCACCGCGACCCACACCCTGACCCTCTTTGACGCCGCTGGCACGGCTTACAAGGTGCCATGTGTTGCCGCCTAACGATTATGCTAACCAACCCTAATCCTATCACGACGGAACCCGTAGCCGCAAAGGTCTACGACCGCCTCCACGTTTACAGTCTGTCCGCGATCCAGCCGACAGCCGACAGCGGCAGCATCACGGTCGAACTCTTGCCCGCGACAGCAGACGGCGAACTCGCCAACGGAAGCCTCGTCCAAAAGATGACCGCGCCGTTGACGCCCGAAATCATGCAGGCCGTTCCCGAACTCGCCGCCGCGTTTGCCGCAGTCCTCGCCGCGATTCCCGCGACACAGGCTTATCTCGCAGCGCAACAGGAGGCTCCCAATGAATAAGACCGTCACTCTTACGGAAGCCGAGGCGAAGATCGTCATGCAGTGCTTGGATCTCGCCGTCAAAACTGGCGGGCTGAATGCCGCCGCGCAGATCCTGCCGCTGGCTACGAGCATTGAGAAGCAACTCACGGAGGAAGCACCCGCTGCTGAATAATGAGGACTGTCACCTTACAGTCTATTCTCCTCCGCTCTTGGCAGCGCAGCGGAAACGATGGCAGCGACATAGCTAACATCCCATCCGGCGCCAAGACCATGATGGTCGCCGCCGCCAACGAACGCATCGCCGACTGCTGGGAGTGGGCCGATTGGCCGGAGCTTATGCGCGTTGAAAGCCGCACCGTCGAAGGCAACGACACGACCGGCTACTTCATTCCTTACGAGCAAAGCGGCCAAACGCCGATGGGCGAAGTCTTTTCTGTCATGAGGGACAATCCGGCAACTAACGTCTACCCGAGAGAGATCGGCTACACGCTGCTCGGAGACAACATCAGATTCCCCGAAGACAGCGACTTGCCGACCAGTGTGTGGGTCCGCTACCGCATCCGCCCGACCGAATACAGCGCCAGCAACCTCACCGCGACAGTGCCCAGCGTCATCGCAAAAGCAGCCGGCCTGATGCTGAGTGCAGATTTGCTCCAAGAGGACGGACAGACCGACAAAGCACTCGCCATGGAGCAGCTCGCCGAGTCCGAGCTGATCTCGCAGCGCGACAAATACTATTTCCAGCAGGGCCAACCATCCATGTGGACCGCCCGCGTCAACCAATACTAAGTCTATGAACCCGAATACCCGCATCACCAACCGCACGTCCGGCAGCCAATTCATCGGCGACACCAACACCGTCACCACTGACATCGTCTCCATCGACGTGATGACCGACACCAAGTTCCACACGCTCACCGGCAACCTTACTGGCGCCGCGAACGCCACCGAGGCCAGCGCCGCGCTCATCAAGGCAGGCACGACCCTCGACGGCTACTTCAGCGCCATCAAGCTGCACAGCGGCACGGTCATCGCCTACCGCAAGTAACCCATCTGAGGAGCCGCGCGATGAGCCTGTCGTATTTTCATCACAACATGAGCACCACCGAAAAGGGCGTGCTTGGAACGGTTACTAGCATCGGCTCAAGCGTCTTCTCAATGCTCCCTCACCTAGAAACAACCCTGCGAGTCGCCGGTCTATGTGTCGGCCTCGCGGTCGGCATCGTCACCCTAATTTCGGTCCTTCACGACCTACGAAAGAAACAGAAGCAAAAATAATATGAGAAACTGGAAAACAAACCTGCTCGGAATCCTCACAATCATCGCCTCGCTCTCGACCGCTGGC